CGGTTTTGTTCGGAACGGTATATTTGATGCTCAGTATCAGTATGCTGCCGACATTCTGGATGGGAAGATAGCCAACGAAAGATTCATCCCGTTCATCTATGAGCTCGACAGTCCTGATGAATGGGACAAAGAGGAATGCTGGATCAAAGCAAATCCCGGACTCGGTACGATAAAGAGTCTGGACTTCCTCCGCGGGTCAGTGCAGAAAGCGAAAGACGATCCGGCATACAAGCCGACCGTTCTTGTTAAAGATTTCAACCTGAAGCAGACGAGCGAATCGGCGTGGCTCAGGTATGAGGATACGATATCCGCTTCCGTGGATCTTGGTGATTACAGCTTCGATTATTGCATCGGAGGCTTTGACGCAGCGGATACTACGGACCTTAACGCAGCAACGGCGCTTTGTATGCGGCCAGGAGATGAGCACGTGTACCGAAGATCCATGTACTGGATCCCAGAGGCCGTGCTCGAGGATGAGGACAAAAAAGGAACACGCCGTGAGAGAGACTCAGCTCCTTACCGGCTGTGGATCGACAAAGGATATATGCGGACCTGCCCTGGAAACAAGTGCGACAAGCACATATTCCTGGATTGGTTCCGTGAGCTTAAATACAGCGAAGATCTGTACCCGCTTTTTATAGGATACGACCCGTGGCACATAGACGACTCGCTTCTGGGAGAGTTCAAGGCCGAGTTCGGCGAAAGAGCGATGATCCCGGTAAGACAGGGCGTCATAACCTTGTCGCAGCCGATGAAAGATACGAAGGCGGATCTTCAGGCAAAACGTGTTGTGTATGACAATCCCATAGATCAGTGGTGTCTGATCAACACGAATATCAAGACGGATGTAAACGGCAACATACAGCCGGTTAAATCCTCGGACAGAACGCAGAGGATAGACGGCACGGCCGCATACATCGATGCGTACAAAGTTCTCCAGGACAAAATGAACGAGTATATAAATCTCAACAAGGAGGCAAAATGAGCCTTTTCTCAAAGCTCTTTCCAAAAGAGGCTGTTGCGGAAGCGACTGCCGGATATATTCAGACCTTAACTGGATATCAGCCGGTATTCAGGTCTTTTGGAGGCGGAATTTACGAATCCGAGCTCTGCAGGGCATCTATCCATGCGATAGCAACGCATTGCTCAAAACTTAAACCTGTTGTCAAAGGCGCAAGGAAAGACCTTCAGAGCATTCTCGAATTTGCTCCGAACCCTTATATGGACATGACAAAGTTCCTGTATAAGACAAGAACGATCCTTGAAGTCGAGGACACAGCCTTCATCGTTCCGATGTACGACAAATACTACGAGAAAATCGTAGGTTTTTATCCTGTGCAGCCGAAGCAGGCGGAAATACGCGAAAAGAACGGCAAGGATTACCTGGTATTCAGCTTTGCGAACGGACAGAGGTCCGCAATCGAGTATGAGAACGCGGGGATCGTGACGAAGTTCTTTTACAAAAACGAGTATTTCGGAGAGGACAACGCAGCTCTTCACACGACGCTTGACCTTCTTTATACCCAGCAGCAGGGCATTAAGGAAGGAATCAAGCAGGGCGCGACCATAAGGTTCATAGGCAAGCTCGCGAGCTCGCTTAAGCCGAATGATATCGAGGAAGAGAGAAAGCGCTGGGTCAAATCAAATCTGGATATCTCGAATAACGGAGGCATCGCTCTTGTGGATGCGAAGTATTCAGACATAAAGCAGATTGAAAGTAAGCCTTATACGATAGACAAAGATCAGATGGCCGAGGTCAAAGCCTCGGTTTTTGATTACTTCGGAGTAAACGAGAAGATCCTTCAGAACAATTTCACTCCGGACGAGTGGGCAGCTTTTTACGAGGCGAACATAGAGCCGTTTGCGCTGCAGCTCTCGCTCGTGCTTTCCAACATGCTCTTTACAAACGAGCAGAAGGTGAGAGGCAACAGCGTACAGTTCACGTCGAACAGGCTCCAGTACGCATCAACAAAGGAAAAACTGAACGTGGTTGTTGGTCTTACGGACAGAGGAATGATGTCAAGGAACGAAGGAAGAGAAGTGTTCAACCTGGAGCCCATAGAAGGTGGAGATGATTACATCATCCGCGGCGAATACTACAACGCCGACGAGAAGGTAGGGGACGATGATTCCTTATCTTGAGACTCACATAACAGAGCAGTGCAACTTGAGATGCAGAGGCTGCTCGCACTTTTCTGTGTTTGCAAAACCGAAGCACAAAGATATTGACGAGTTCAGGCGTGAGTTTGAACGGCTCTCGGATATAGAAGAGGTCCAGATCATAAGGCTGATGGGCGGAGAACCGCTCCTAAATCCGAAATTCATGGATTACCTCTATATCGCCAGGAGGTGTTTTCCGAGAAGTAAGATCGTGCTTGTGACGAACGGTCTTCTTATAGAGAGGCTTATGCCGCACAGAGCTGCGCTGGTAGATCTGAATATCGACGTGACAATGAGCAATTATCACATCAACATTCAGGACACGTCAGCACTGGATAGACTTCCTTATACGGAACTGCATGAAAAAGGAAAGCTCTACAACATATCGCTGGATCCGACAGGATCGAGAGACGAAGAAGTCTCATATAACCTGTGTGACCTCAGTTTTAATCAATGGCATTACTTCCAGGACGGAAAGTTTTATCCGTGCTGCATTGCCGGGACGATACATGACTTCTGGGACCACTTTGACCTTGATTGGGGCATCAAAGACGAGGACCTGGGAATCGACATATTCACACACAACGCCGAAGAGATCGAGGCGTTTATAAACAGCCCGTGCAAACTGTGTCGGTACTGCGCAACAGACGTAAGGCTCGGGACATACAAACCGTTCGAAAAAAGCAAAGGAGACATCAAAGAATGGACGATATGAAGAAAGAATGCAGGGCATTCGAGTTTGATATAAGGGCCTCACAAAGCGATGAGCATGGCCACTTTGTTGAAGGCAGAGCGATAGTGTTCGGCAAGGCTTATGACAATGGCTGGTTTACGGAATACATCGATGACGGAGCGCTTGACAACGCAGATCTTAAGGACGTGAGGCTTCTTGTCAATCACGACAAGTCGATGATCCCGCTCGCAAGGTCGAGGAATAACAACAAAAACAGTACAATGCAGCTTTCAGTCGTAAAGGGAGAAGGCCTTGACATAAGGGCTGATCTCGATACGGAAAGAAATACAACAGCACAGGCGCTCTATTCCGCAGCAGACAGAGGCGACGTATCCGGAATGTCGTTCATGTTTACTGTGGATGGTGCATCCTGGGAAGATCTCGATACGGACCATCCTGTAAGGCACGTGACGAGCATCCGTAAGGTGTTCGAGGTATCAGCCTGCACGTGGCCTGCATACGAGGACACGACTTTTGCAGCAAGAAGCAAAGAAGAAGCGCTGGAGAGCGCTGAAGCTGCGCTGGAGAGCGCCAGAGCGAGAGCTGCGGAAGAGAAAGCGGAGGCCGAGGCAAAGGTTGCCATGGCTGAACGCAAAGCAAAAATCGAAGAGTTAAAAACAAGATTGCAGTCCATTAGGGAGGATTAGCTATGGATGAAATCAAAACAATGACTATGGATCAGGTCGAGGAAAGGCTCGCCGCCATAGATCTTGAGGCTGAAGGAGCAGACCTTGAGGCGCTGTCCAAGGAAATGGATGCACTTGAAGCACGCAAGAAAGAAATTATCGCGGCAGCGGAAGCCAGAAAGAAAGAACTGGAAGAAGCTGCAGGAGAAGAGATCAGAACCCCGATCTTAAAGGAGAAAGAGATGGAAGAAAGAACATTCAAGCCGGATACTGCTGAGTACAGGGTAGCATGGCTTAAAAAGATGAAGGGCGATGCCCTTGACGCGGAAGAAAGAGCCGCGATGGCAACCGTTGACGTAGTCCCTACGATCACGGCCAATAAAATCATCAACAGGCTGAAGGAGAACGATCTCCTGAAGCATATTGACTTCACCGAGTTTGAAGGTGCAGTCAATATCCCCAACTACACCTCCAACGGAGATGCTGCTTGGGGAGATACCAACGAGCAGCAGGACGTCATCGGCCACGTGGCGCTGAGCGTCTATCAGCTCATCAAGACCGTAGAGGTCCCTGGAAAGTTTGCAAGAGTATCCATCGATGCTTTTGAAAACTACATGGTCGAGGCACTCGCAAACAAGATCGAGTCTGCGATCCAGAAGGCGGTTATTGTCGGAACAGGCTCCGGCCAGCCGACAGGAATCAACGTGACTCACTCCACAGCGGACGGTACGTTCACCAAGGCAGGGATCACGCTGGAGGATCTCACAAAGATTGCCGGAGAGCTTGGTGCAGAGTATCAGAAGGATGCTGTCTGGATCATGCCCAACAAGGTTTATTTCGAGGCTCTTGCCAACGTAACTCTCCCCGGAGTTGCTTCTATCGGAGACGACGGAACCAAGAGGATCCTCGGAAAGCCCGTTGTGGTTGATGACAACTGCGTCATCTCCAGCACCGACACCATATTCTATGGAGCCGGCAAGGCATATCACTTCAATCTCGCATCCCCGATCGAGGTTGACAGAGATGACTCCATAGGATTCAAGTCCGCGGCAGTCAACTTCAGAGGTCTGGCATACGGCGACGGAAAACTTGACAACACCGATGCGTTCGTCAAGTTCACGAGAGCGACAGCCTAAGAAGGGCAAACACATTAACACTACCGGTCCCGGCTGATAACTCCTATGCGGTCATATCGGCCGGGACCAACATTACAAAGCGAGGAAAGAAAAATGAAGATCATGATTGCGGTTCCCTGTCATGAGACTTTGGATGTCAGATTCGTTCAGAGCCTTGTGTCATTACAGAGCCCAGATAACACGTTGCTTGAGTTTTTGCCGGGATCCCTTGTCTATGAGGCGAGAAACAACCTGGCACAAAGAGCGATAGGGTATGGCTGCGACTACATCCTCTGGCTCGATTCCGATATGACCTTTGACGGCAACCTTATAGGCAGGCTTATAGAAAGCATCGGAGACGGTGACTTCCTGTCAGGTCTGTACTTCACAAGAAAGGCGCCGTATAGGCCAACGCTGTTCAGCCGTTGCGGATTTGTTGAAGCGGAGGATGGCGGGTATCATCCAGCATTCGAAAGAGTTCAGGTGGTGCCTGACGAAAAATTCGAGATCGAGGCTTGTGGCTTCGGTATCGTGTTTATGAAGACGAAGCCTCTTGCGGATATGTTCGCAAAGGGCGAGCTTCCTTTTGCTCCTATTCCGGGATACGGAGAAGATCTCTCGTGCTGCATAAGGCTAAGACGTGACGGACACAAACTGTATTGTGATCCAAGCATCCTCTGTGGCCACGTGGCGCAGGTAGTCATAGGTAGCAAGGAATATCTTGAAGAGTGGAACCAAAAGCCGTTGGCTTAGGTTTATATGAGAAGGCAGGCCTCCTCGCTGCCTGCTTTCTTCTTTGTGTAGCGAGGGAAACGGAGAAAATGGAATGAGCGTACTCGAAAGCGTAAAAGCATCGCAGAGAGTTGTTAATGATAAAGTAAACGGCGAATATCAGGAAATGATAGACGCCTGCAAAAATGAGCTCATGAGGCTCGGTATCTCTGCCGAGAAAATAATAGCCGAGGACACGGAGGTCACGCAGGCCTGTAAGCTCTATGTGCACTGGATGACTGACTACGAAGGCAAAGGCTCACAGTGGGGCGTTATGTATGCCAACTATGTCAACGCGCTGTCTCTCCATGTCGAGTATAGGGAGGAACGCGATGTATGACGATGTATGCGCTCTTGTCAAGAAACAGATCACAGTCAGCAGCGCCGGGGATCCTGTAGAGGCAGAGAAGTCGAGGACGGAAGTGTTCTGCGAAGTCATGTCGGCGTCCTATAGAGACAAGGAGGCTGCGCAGGCCAGAGGCGAAAAGGCGGAGCTGACGATCAAACTCTCAGATAGAGCGGATTATGATGGAGAGATCTTCGTTGAGTATGACAGCGAAGAGTACCAGGTCGTTGACACGTATTTCGACGACCGATCAAGAGAATTAAGGCTGGTGGTAGGAAAATGGCAGAGACAGTAATAACACCGGCGGAGACTTGGACCTTAAGAGAGGCGCTTCAGACAAAGCTGCTCACGAAGTGCAGCAAAGTCTATTACCGGAAGGCAAAAGGCGTTGAGGGAGGTCCTTACATAGTATTTTCGCTGAGTTCGGGATTCTACGAAGAGAATGACGTCCAGTACGAGATGGAAGTGAACATCTTAGGATTCGGGACGGACACGCTAGAGGTCGAGAACCTCACGGACAGCGTCTGGGATATGTTCAATCATTATTACGAACATGGCGGAAGTCTATCATATGTTGTCTATCCTGCGTCTAGAAACGAGCTGGACGAAGAAGAGAAAAACAATATTCACAGAAGATTGACCTTCACGGTCAAGAGATTTATTGGAGGCTATTAAATGGGAGTTTTCACAGGCTTAACAAACAAAACAAGAGAAAACATCCAGCTTGACGCGGGAGCGCTGTACAAGAACTTTAACGTGGCAAGCGACACGCCGGCGACAGCT